CCTGCTGCAACTCAGCCGGCACGGCCTGCAGATCTACGGGCGTCTCGTCGGCGGTTGCCTCGTGGGCAAGCCAGTCGACGACGAACAGAGGCGTGCGGGCGATCTCGTCTTTCGCCTGCTCGAAATCGAGGTCGATGTCCTCGTAATCGCTGCGAGGGTCATGGGGGTGACCCGTGAACGGGCCGTAGTCCGGGTCGTAGAAGGCTTGGCTGATTCTCATCGTCTGCTCCTGTTTTGTTTGGGGACGAACGGATGTTGCCACGATGGCCCACGAAGGTCAACTACAATCGACGCAATAACCCACTATTCCACGCGGGCTTTGCGTGCCTCGGCAAGCATGGCATCATTGCGCCCCCGACAACGATGGGACAGACGATGGACAGGAAAACGAAAGCAATCATTGACGGACTGCCGCCTGCGCTGCGAAACCTTATGCTTACCCGCACCGTGGAAGAGGGCGAGTGTTTGATATGGACCGGGATGACGTGCGTGGCGTTCACTCGAGTGCCACGCTGCCATTACGACTACCTCGGCGCGCCGACGAAGGCGTCGCGCTCTCTGCGGCGCACGATCTCCGAGGCGATGGCGGGCAAGCCGCTGGGCAAGTTCGTGGCGTCCTGCATGTGCGGCACGCCGCTCTGCGTGCATCCCGCTCACCTCAGTGTGATGACTCGAAAAGCCGCGATGCAGCGGGCGTCGGCCGCAGGCAAGATCAAGGGTGCGGCCACGACTGCACGCAACCGTCTGAGCGGGCTGCGTCGGCGCAAACTCACTGACGATCAGATCCGGGAGATCTTGGCCCGCAGCGAGGAATCGCAGTCGCGCCTGGCGCTGGAGTTTGGCGTTTCCCGCGCGACGATTGGCAGCGTCCTGCACCGTAAACGGCGCGCGTCGGATGATATTTGGTCCGCTGTTTTTATGAGGCTGGCAGCATGACAGAACGAGGCAGACGCACCCTGCGCGAGCAGATGCTCGCGCACCAGAAATCCGAGGCGTTGTACGCAGCCCTGTCGGGAAAGCCGGTGCGGCAGATCGACATCCCGCCAGAGCCGAAAAAACGCGTCAAGCGCGAGCCGGCGCCGGCAGAACAGCGGGAGCCGTCAGAAGCCGAGATCCTGCGGGCGATCGTGCAGTTGCTGAAGCGCCACCCGAAAGTCGCCATGTCGTGGCGGCAAAACAGCGGCACGTTTCAGGAGCGCAACCGCGACGGGTCAGTGCGCTACATCCGGGCGAACACTGCGCGCGGGATGTCGGACATCATGGGCACGCTGAAAGACGGGCGCACGCTGGCCATCGAGGTCAAGTCGCGCACCGGACGCATGAGGCCTGGGCAGGAGGAGTTCCTGCAGACGATCCGGCAGGCCGGAGGCGTGGCTGGGGTTTGCCGTAGTGTCGAAGACGCGCAGAAACTGTTGGGGGACGCATGAAACTCGACTTCTCTGCGCTCGCGCAGCGCCTGCTCCTCGGCAGCGAAACCCTCGTCCCGCAGTGGCTCCCCGGCGGCAGGCGCAGAGGCCACGAATGGGTCTGCGGCGATCTCAGCGGCGGCGAGGGAACTTCGCTCAGTGTCAACCTCCTGTCGGGCCGGTGGGCCGACTTCGCAACCAGTGATCGGGGCGGGGATCTCATCAGCCTGTACGCGGCGATCCACGAACTCACGCCCGGTGAGGCGTACCGGGAGCTAGACGACGGCAGCACGGCCGAGCCGCCAGTGCGACCGACGAAACCGACGAAACTGGCCCGCACTGTGGTCACGCCCGTCCCCGAGGCGGCAGCGGACTGCGAGTGCGTCCACCCGGCCTATGGCGCACCGTCGGCCCGCTGGACGTACTTCGACGGCAACGGCGACGTGCTGGGCTACGTGGCCCGGTACGACCCGCCTGGGCAGCGCAAGCAGATCGTGCCGTGGACGTACGACGGCACCCAGTGGGGCATGGGCCAGTGGCCCGTCCCGAGGCCGCTGTACCGGCTGCAGGAACTCGAGGCCCGCAGTGCCGATCCGGTCCTGATCGTTGAGGGCGAGAAAGCCGCAGACGCGGCGGCGGGGTTCAGCGGACCGTACGTCGCGACGACATGGCCCGGCGGCGGGCAGGCCGTCAATCGCGCCGACTGGCGACCGCTGCACGGGCGCAAAATCCTCCTGTGGCCCGACGCCGACGACGCGGGCATCGCAACGATGCAGCGCTTGGCAGCGATGCTGGCGCCGCACTGCCCCGAGGTCAAGATTGTCGACCCGGCAGGGATGCCAAACGGCTGGGACGCTGCGGATTCTGGGTTCGCCAGCTGGCAGGACGCACGGGCCTGGATCGCGCCACGCACCAGCGTGTTTGCGCAGCAGCCGGAACCCGAGCCGCCGAAACCGGCGGGGCCGGAACCGCAGGAGCACTCCGAGGCGCAGGCCGCAGCAGATGAACGTGACCCGTCCCTACTGGAGGTCGGCGAGTGGCACAAGCGTTTTGCGTATGTCGTGCCCGACGACGGGTATTTCGACGTCCAGCAGTGCGTGGAATACACGCGCAACTCGTTCAACGCGCTGTATCGGCACGTCCGGTGCCACTCGATTCACGCCAGTGCATCAGGCGGAGCGCGCCGGGTCGAGGCGGCAACGTCATACGATGAAAACCGTGCCGCGATGCGTGGCCGGATGCTGCAGGGCATCACCTACGCACCTGGGCGCGCGGTCCTGTGCGAGCACGTCGGGCAGGTTTTCGGGAACAAATGGCGCAACGCTCGGCCCGACTGCGTGGGCGGCGATCCTGGCCCGTGGCTGGCGCACGTTGAGCGGCTGATCTCGGACCCTGCAGAGCGGCAGCACTTGTTGGACGCGATGGCGTACAAGGTCCAAAACCCTGGCGTCAAGATCAATCATGCGCTGCTCATCGGCGGCGTGCCTGGCGCGGGCAAGGACAGCATGATCGCGCCGCTCCTGTACGCAATCGGCGGCGAAAACAAAACCAACTGCACCAGCGTCGAGGCCGCAGAACTTCAGCAGGTCTGGGGCTATTTCCTCGAAAACGAGGTAATTATCTTCAATGAACTGCGGCAGAGCGAAGCCATCGACCGCCGCGCGCTGGAAAACCGGCTAAAGCCAATTCTTGCGGCGCCGCCGGAACTGCTGACTGTGCAGCGCAAGGGCCAGCATCCCATATCGGTCGTGAATCAATCGTTGGTCATAGGCATGACCAACTACCGGGACGCTATCGCGATCCCGTCAGAGGACCGTCGCTGGTGGGTGACGTGGACCGATGCGCCACGGATGCGCGAACAGGAGTCGCTTGCCCTGTGGGCCTATTTCAAGGCCGGTGGGCTGCAGGCCGGTGCGGCGTATCTGCGCCAGCGTGACGTGAGCCGGTTCAATCCGGCCGCAACACCGCCGTGGACCGATGCCAAAACGATCATGGTCGGCAGCGCGCGCACGGGCGCGGAATCGTGGCTGGTCGAGCGTATCGAGAAGAAGGCGCTGGAATTCCGGCACGGCTATGCGTGCGGCCCGTGGCAGGCCGTCGTGGACCGGCTGCAGGATCACGCGCCGCAGAATGTCCGGCTGAACGTGCCGGCGCTGCTGCACGCGCTATCTGAATGCGGGTGGGTTGACGTCGGTTTAGTGAAAACGAAACGGTATGGCACGCGTCGGCATATCTGGCTGTCGCCAGACTGGCGCGGCACGAAAACCGAGGCCCGGGATGCCGCAGAGACGGCGCACACTGCGACCGTGCACGCGTTTCGGCGCACCGCTGACGACTGAAAAAAAGCCCCCGGGAGCAAACTCAACCGAGGGCTGAACGGGCTTTCGCCCGAGGAGACAGACGACCGGCCCGCAGGCCGGCGGGCGCATTATATGTCCAGCAGCAGGGCCAGCAGCAGCGCGATCAGGATCGCGATCAGCGCGGCGATCACGGCTCAAACTCCAACGCAGCCGCAAGCGGCGCATCGCGCCAAGAGCCGCAGGCAGCGCGCACGGCGACATCCTCTGCTGCGTACCAGAGGCGCACCAAGGGCGGCGAAAAAATCAGCCCGTCGCGGCGCAATAGCGCGTGCCGGTACGCCACCTCGGGCGAGACACCGGCCCGCTCGAACACCGCAGCAGCAGCAGCGAGGCCGCGCGCCAGGTCTTCGGGCGGGCGTTTAAGATTTTTGAACGTTAGGGGCATGGGGCGGATCCTCAAAACAAAGCCGCTGGCGTGTCCGGCGGCGGCGGGCTATAACGCGGCGCAGGGCGCGCGCTAGGGGGCTGGCTGGGGTAGTCCAGCAGGCGCGCAGGAAACGGCCATACAGGCCGTTCTGCGGGCTTTGCGGGGGGCGTGGCGGGGGTCACAGGTCGAACGCCACCAGTGCGCCCAGGGCGAGGCCGAGCGCGACGGCGAACAGCGCATCGCGCAGGGTCAGGGGTACGTTTTCCATCGGTGTCTCCAGTGTGCTCTGGCATCGGCCGGCAGGGTCAATCATCGGTGCGGGGGCTTACGCCGCGCTGACGTCAGCGGCCGCATGGACCGAGGGCGCGAGCGTGCAAGATATCGTCAGCCATTGCTTCGTATTCCTCGCGGGCGGCGGCCTTTTCGTCGTCATCTAAATCGTCAATCGCGGGAAATTCCCCGGTGTCATACAGGCCGTCGTTATTCAGCGCGACCCAATCGGCAAGCTCGCGCAGACTCATGTGGGTGAAATCCATCGGTCTACTCCTTATTGGCTGATCAAACGATACATCGTGGTTGTCGTGTGGATGCTGTATCCACGGTTGTAATCCACATCCTTCACCAGATTGGTAATCTCGACAAGGCCCATATCGGCGAGTTTGCGCAACGCTGCGCGCTCACGATTGCCGAACGTGACCCGACCTCCAAGGGCGCCGCGTCCGCTACCCGATTCAATAGCAGCCATGCCGCCGTACATCTTGGCGCGCTCGACCAGCGCCCGCTGGGTCTTCGTCAGTGTCATCGGTCTACTCCAGGTTATCGGCGCTCACCGGCGCCGTGGTCACAGTATCAGCGGGCAGACTTACGCCACGCTGACGTCGGCTTCCAGCGTCGACCCGCACCAGCTGGTACGCAGCACGCGCCCGGCGGCTAGTATGGCCAGCAGCGCGCGCGCATCGGCGCAGGGGTGTTCGACGATCGACAGGGTGTCGTCACCGTCTACGATTCGCAGGATCAGGTATTCAGCGTCCATCGGTCTATCCTTTCAGTCGCGCAAACCGCGCGGGCTAACCCTGCACGCAGGGTTAAACCTCGAGGTCTTATCGGTCGACATGCGAGACAGTGACGAGCGGGCGAGCCTTCCAGTCAGCCCACAAATCACTGTTGCAGCTGCCGGCCGGCATCACGTCGCACGCGTCCAACGGTCCGCCCATCTGGATCACCAAATAAACGTCGTTACACCGATTCGTCGCGTCTGCGCATGCCGCAAACGCAGCATCACGCGATGCAACACCGGCCGTCCGGTGGTGGCGCGGGTGGTCGAAATACTGGCGCGCACCACCGATCACCGCCGGGCGCAGGGTCTTCGTCGTGTTCATCGTCATCACTCCTATCTGTTATCGGTGCTAACCACACCCGCAGGCCCCGCACGCGGGGCGAGCGGCTGAGGTCACTGCCAGTAATCGTGCCCCTCGAGCGGCATCGACTGCAGGTTTCTCGCGGCCTGCAGCGCATCGAAGTCCGCAGGGACACGGGACTGCAGGTAACCGGCAAAAGCATCCGCAACAATACCCCAGTGCGCCGCGACGGCTTCAACAGCATCGGCCACATTCAGGCGCTCACGGCGCACCAAGTAATCAGCCACTACATCAGCAGCGCGCTGGTTCACCATGCGCGCATGCTCCAATTGCTTCGGTGTCATCGTTGTATCTCCAAGTGCGGGGGCCGGAGCCCCCAGTGTCGTCACTTCCAATCGTCACGCGAAACCAGCCCGTAGGCCAAGCCGATTGCCAGCAGCTCGCGCTGCTGCGATGCGCGCATCGCGCTACGGCACAGAGCCGACAGTGCGCGCGCAGCATAGTCTGCGCCCAGGTGCGGCAGGTAGGCCAGCACACGGGACACTTCGCGCTGCTGGCTCTTGTTCAGGGTCGTCGGGGTCGTCGGGGTCGTCATGTCGTCTTCTCCAAGTGTCGCGCCCACTATCAGGCACGCGTGGGCATCATAGCACACAGAAACCCACGGGTGTCAACTATCGGCGTATCGGGGTCTAAGTGGGGGGCAAGATCGGGGGGCAGAGAAAAACGGAGTCTTCCCTCTAGGGGGGCTACGGGGGGCCATGGGTTCGACGATAGGTTTAGGACTGTACGTTTAGCAGGGGGAATGTCGGGGGCTATGCCCCCCACTGCCCCCCGACCCCCCGAGATCATGCTGGGGGCAGCGGGGGGCTACGCTCGCGCTAGTGGGGTGACCAGTCTACCGATAGCCCCCGATAGCCCCCGCCCGATGGGGGGCGGTGGGGGGCAGTGTCCGGAGTGCCGACCCCGATAGTTCGACCATGGCCCCCGATGGCCCCCCGATGGCGCGGGATCGAGCCCGGGGGCGCCCGGGGGCTACGCAATAGCCCCCGCCCAGGTGCGCAGGGATACGGTACGGGGTAGGGTATCGGGGGCCGGGGAACGGATACCCCTCGGGGTATGACCCCCCCCACCCCTAGCCCCGGTGGGGTCCGAGCGCCGGCCCGGCAATGGTACGGACCCCCCAGACAAATTTTTTCACCCACAAATTTTTTGAACGCTGCGTAAGTTGCCCCCAGACAAATTTTTTCTTTTTGCGCTGCATTACACTCGCGTTATGTTCCGCGACCTCCCCATCACTGCCAGAGAGCTAAAAGCCACGCCCGCGACGTTGGAGCGCATATACGACGGCGCGAAGCTGGGATTGCGCGGAGATTCGCTTGCGCTGGCTGCGGGTTTGTTGCCGGTGGAGTTGGCCCGGCTGAAGCTCATGGACCCGATTGCGGAGATCGCGGAGATGAAGGGCCGCGCCGACAGCGAGATGACGATGTCGCGCACGCTGTACGAGGCGGCTGAGGCTGGGGATTCGAAGGCGGCGCTGGAGTTTCTGCGGCACAGGCACGATTGGGTAGCGAAGCAGCAGGTGCAGGTAGACGTCGCGCAGTCGATCAGTATCACTGCGGCTCTGGAGCAGGCGCAGCGGCGGGTTGAGAAGATTGCTGCGGAGGACGCGGTGATTGTGAAGCGCGCTCCGCTGGCGCGGCCGCAGGCTCTGGGGGCTGAGGTTTGAAATTGTCCGTCGTGCCAATTGAGTTGGAGCAGGCCAACGAGGCGATTGCGGCGTGGCACCGGCATCATCAGCCGTGCGTGGGGCACAGGTTCAGTCTCGGCGTAGTAGATCAGGACGGTGTGCTGCACGCTGCGGCAGTAATTGGCAGGCCCGTGGCTAGACTGGCGGGGCACCCGTCAAAGGTGCTGGAGGTCTCGCGCCTAGTGTCTGATGGCACGCGGAACTGTTGCTCAATGCTGTATTCCGCTGCCGCGAGGGCTGGCAGAGAAATGGGATTTGAGCGGATTCAGACGTATATACTGGCAGACGAGGAAACTGGCGTAAGTTTGCGCGCCTCGGGCTGGCAATGCGAAGGCGTGGCTGGCGGCGGGCAGTGGAAACACACTGATGGGAAAGCGCGGCGCACGGATCAGCCCACGGGAAAAAAGATGCGCTGGGCAAAGGCATTGAACGCCACGCGCCCGATGCTGCAGGTTGTGCCGTCGGTAAGTGACGCCACGGCCGATCTGTTTGCTGAAACAAATATCTGCGCAACGGATATGAGCCAATACGCGCCGATATGAGCCGCTGACGATATAAATGCAGACCATAAAGGAATGAGAAATGAAATCGCACGCAAGAAGCGATGATCTCCAGTGCTGCTGGAGATCGTGGGAAGTTGTAGACAATACAGTTTTGAGGCTAAATCTGCCGAAGTACAACAGTCCAGACATGGGTGGCACGATACGAATTGCTAAAGTACTGATGCCTGATGTTTGTGAAATTAGGGTGTATTGCGCGTCAGTGTTAGACATTTGGTACATAAAAGAAAACGAAGAGTGGAAGGCTTACCAGCCGTAATATTGACATGCAGACCACGAAATACACTCCGCAGGAAGAACAGGCGCTGATGAGTCGCCTGTGGAGCGCAAAGCTCCGCGACGACCCCGAAGCGTTTGTGATGTTCGTGTTCCCCTGGGGCGAAAAGGGTACGCCGCTGGAAAAGCGCAGCGGCCCGCGAAAGTGGCAGCGGGAGATTCTGCGGAAGATACGGGGTCACATCAAAGAAAACGGCGACCGCGATATGTACGAGGTATTCCGCCTGGCGGTGGCCTCGGGGCGGGGGATCGGAAAGTCGGCGCTGGTAAGTTGGCTAGTGCTCTGGATGCTGTCGACGCGGATCGGCGCCAGCGTAATCGTTTCGGCGAACAGTGAGAACCAGTTGCGCAGCGTGACCTGGGCCGAGATTACGAAGTGGCTGGCGATGCTGATGAACTTGCACTGGTTCGAGATCAGTGCGACGCGTATCGTGCCGGCGAAGTGGCTCACCGAACTGGTGGAGCGCGACCTGAAGAAGGGCACGCGTTACTGGGGCGCGGAGGGCAAGCTCTGGAGCGAGGAAAACCCGGACGGTTACGCTGGGCCGCACAACGACGACGGCATGATGGTTGTGTTCGACGAAGCCAGCGGTATCCCCGACAGTATCTGGAGCGTGGCTGCGGGGTTTTTTACGGAAAACACGCCGCACAGATTCTGGTGCGCGTTTAGTAACCCGCGCCGGAACTCGGGGTATTTTTTCGAGTGTTTTAACGCCAAGCGGAACTTCTGGAAGACGCAGAATATTGACGCCAGAACGGTGGAGGACACCGATAAAGGCGTGTACCAGGTGATTATTGACGAGTACGGCGAGGACTCGCCGCAGGCAATGGTCGAGGTATACGGCGAGTTTCCCGGCGCGGATGAATACCAGTTCATCCCGCTGGGGCTGGTAGAAGAAGCCGGCAAGCGGCCCCCGATGCGCGACCCGGAGGCACCCGTGGTGCTGGGGGTGGACCCCGCGCGGTACGGGGCGGACGCGACGATTATCGTGGCGCGACGGGGCCGGGATTTGCTCGAAGTGCGACGGTTCCGGGGCGATGACACGATGACGGTGGTGGGGCACGTCATCGAGGCGATCGAGGATTTCCGGCCGGTGCTGACAGTGATTGACGAAGGCGGCTTGGGCGCGGGCGTGCTGGACAGGCTGCTGGAGCAGCGGTATAAGGTGCGCGGGGTGAATTTCGGCTGGAAGGCCAAAGATCAAAAGGCGTATCAGAACAAGCGGGCTGAGATGTGGGGCGCGATGAAGCAGTGGCTGCGCACGGCGTCGATCAAGGACGACAGGAACCTGAAGAAAGACCTGTGCGGCCCGAGGACGCGGCCGAACTCATCGGGGGCGATTGCGCTGGAGACGAAGGAGCAGATGAAGGCCCGGGGCTTGGCTTCGCCTGACGCTGCGGACGCATTAGCAGTGACGTTTGCGTTCCCCGTGGCGCACAGGGAGTACAATCCGCGCAGCCAGCACCGGGTGGTTACGACGCACGGAGGAGCCATGCAGTCGGCCGGGTGGATGGCACACTGAGGGTCTGTCATGGCAAAGTCGGTGTCTCTGAGCGTTGGTCGAGGCGAAAAGCTGCCCACGAAGCAGGGCGCTGGCTTGACGGCCAAAGGCCGCGAGAAGTACAACCGCGAAACCGGCAGTAATTTGAAAGCGCCGGCGCCGAACCCGAAGACTGAGGCCGACAAGGGCCGAAAAACGTCGTTTTGCGCCCGCATGGGTAGCGTGGCCGCAAAGGCCGAGAACGGCGAGCGGGCCAAAGCGGCGCTAAAGCGCTGGAAATGCTAACTGCGAGGTAAAAATGGCCACGAAACCCGGTCTTTACGCCAATATTAACGCCAAGCGCGAGCGAATCGCTGCCGGAAGCGGTGAAAAGATGCGCAAGCCAGGCGCCAAGGGCGCGCCTACCGCCAAGGATTTCCGCGAGTCGGCCAAGACGGCCAAACCGAAGGGGAAATGACATGCCTCTGGTGAAATCCGCTTCCAAAGACGCGTTTCGCAAGAACGTGAAGACCGAAATGGCGCACGGCAAGCCGCAGAAACAGGCTGTGGCCATCGCGTACAACACGCAGCGCATGGCCAAAGCGCCTGCGAAGGGCAAGAAGTAACATGGCACGCGACGACGGCATCAACGGGGCTCGGCGGGTAGCCGACGGCGGCTCGGACAAGTCTGAACTGCTGGCAGAAATGCGCACGCGGATGCAGTCCGCGCAGTCGGCGTTTTCGCTCACGCGGCAGGCCGAACTGGACGACCTGCGGTTTATGGCCGGCAGTCCGGACAACAACTGGCAGTGGCCGCAGGACGTGCTTGCGACGCGCGGCAGCGTGCAGGGCCAGACGGTGAACGCCAGGCCGTGCCTGACGATCAACAAACTGCCGCAGCACGTCCGCAACGTCACCAACGAGCAGCGCCAGAACCGGCCCAGCGGCAAGGTCATTCCTGCGGACGATCAAGCCGACCCCGAGGTGGCCGAAATTTTCGACGGCATCGTGCGGCACATCGAGTACATGTCTGACGCCGACGTGGCGTACGACACGGCCTGCGACAATCAGGTTACGTTTGGCGAGGGGTATATCCGCCTGCTGACGGAGTACTGCGACGAGGACACGTTCGATCAGGACATCCGCATCGGCCGCATTCGCAACGCGTTCAGCGTGTACATGGACCCGATGATCCAAGACCCCTGCGGGTCGGATGCGCGGTACTGCTTTATCACGCAGGACATCACTGTCGACGAGTTTGAGCGGATGTTCCCCGACGCTACGCCAATCACGACGCTGCGCACGCAGGGCGTGGGCGATGCGTCGATGGGGTACTGGCTGAACGAAAACACGGTGCGGATTGCCGAGTATTTCCGCATCGAAGAAGAACGCGCCACACTGAACCTTTATCCTGGCGGCTTGACGGCGTTCAAAGGGTCGTTTGAGGCCCGCCAGATGGAAGCGATGGGCATGGAACCCCTGCGCACGCGGGAGTCGTCCAAGCGCGTTGTGAAGTGGATGAAGACCAACGGTTTTGAGGTTTTGGAGGAGCAGGACTGGGTCGGGAAGTACATTCCCGTGGTGCGCGTGGTGGGCAACGAGT